CACTATCAGTGTTTTCACGTCTAATAACAACTCCATCACCAGTAACAACGTCTAATGGTTGAGTAGGTGCACTTGTGCCTATACCTACATTACCACCTGTGTCATTTAAATGTATATCTGCCGTAGCTCTTATATATAAATCATTAGAACTTCTATATAATTTAGTATCGGAATCACCTAAGTATAGAATACTTTGAACGTTTGCGTCTCCATTAACATCTAATTCATAATTAGGTGCAGTTGTGCCTATACCTACTTCACCAGTATCATTAACTCTTATTCTTTCAGTTCCTGCGGTAAATATTCCAACATTAGATGTAAAGCCAGATTCTATACCTAATTTAAATAACCCTTCACCTTCATCTGTACCAATAAAACAAGCATGAGTTCCAGCAGTGCCTGTCCCACCATATGTCCAATTAATTCTAGCATCTAAATTACCTATACCTGTAGCATTAGTGTCTTGAAGGTCTATATCAACTGTATCAGCTCCAGCAAGGTTTAGCATAGCGTTCGGTTTAAGAGTATTAATTCCTACACTACTTCCTGATAGAATCATTAATCCAGTATTATCAGTACCTCCATCTGTGGTTCTAAACTTTATAGAACCTACTTCTGAACCTGCTGTAACAACGGGAGACTCTGCATCAATACGTGCAAAGTTATGTTGAGCTCCTCCTGAATCGTCTCCATAAAATCTAATACCTCCCAAATCATCACTAGCAGCAGGGCTAGCACTATCTTTAATAAAATCAAAAAGAGGGGAAGAATTATCAGCATTAGTATTGGTCATTGAGATTTTAGGTAAATTAGAAGATGAATTAGACATAGTAAGTCCAGCATTAAAATCGCCAGTCCAGTTACTACCTCCTCCTGCAATTGTACCTGTTAATATACCATCAGTACCAAACGTTGCTGAAGATGTATAATAATTAGAAGCAGAGTTTTCTGCCCATGACATAACACCAGCTGTAGTAGATACTAATACGTAATCATTAGAAGCTGGATAAGCGCTAGGTAGAGTATAAGTTGTGTTACCAGCTTGAGATGCTGCTCCTGCTATTTGAGTATAATGGGAACCATTGCTGGAGTCTTCTAAAAATTGTATATAACCAGCAGCGGTTGCATTACCTCCTATTACTGCTCCTGTTACAAAAGTAGTAACGGGTGTAAAAGTGGTCATAGCATTACCAGTTACATTAGAACCACCACCTGACATAGAACCTGTTATCTTACTGTCAGTTCCAAATGATAATGCAGATAAATAATAATTAGCACTAGATGCTGCTATCCATTTTAAACCAGTTGCTTCAGAACTATCAGCAGACAAAAGGTGTCCATCAGTTCCTACCGCTAAACGGGCATTAGTAGTGCTAAAAGTATAAATGTCACCTTTAGTTGTGAGTGGAGAGCTACTACTAGCCGTCTGTGATTTGACGTAAGGTTTGTTTGTACCAAAGGTAGCTGTATTTTTTAAAATTTTATGATATTTGGCCATATCTCACACTAAAGTTAAATAAGGGTGGAGGGATTAAGGTTCCCTCCGAACCTTGTAATAAAACTTAAATCAATCTAAGCGTTAATACAGATAGTACCGACTGATGGTCTTACAACCTTCAATCCGTATCTCATAGACATGTAGGAACCAACAATTCCGAATCCCGGATTTGCTTCTTCTACAGTCAATGGTCTTCTTTCAACGTAAACCATAGGTTTAACAGATAAATCAAACATTCCAATTCTGTCTGAAGGAACCCATGCACTTGTTATTACGTCAAGTCCATATAAACTTCCAACTTTACCAGTTGCGGCAGTTTTGTTGAAAGGATTTGCTGGGTTATTCAAAGTAGTTGTTGGGTTTGCTGCGTCACCTGCTTCTCCACCTGCACCTGCTGTGAAAGCAGTTACAAAGTCACCAATCTTTAATAGATGGTGGTAGTGTGCTGGGGATATAAACAAGTGTGATGCGTTAAATCCATGTGTTGCTATACGGTCGATACCTTTTGCTACATCAGCCAAAGCAAATTCTCCAGCTCCTGCACCGCCTACTGCATTGAAGTAACCACCGCGAATTAATCGGGCGCTTGATTCGTTAGCGTAGGATACAAGTCTGTGTCCTGCTGCGTTGATGTCTCCAGCAGCCATACCGCTACCAAAGAATCCACCATATACGTTGTTTGAGAAGTTAGATAGATTTGCTTCTGATGTATCAGCATCAATAGCATATGTACCGAAGGTTGTGTCTGCTGCACCACCGAAAATAACCTTAACTACGTGTTCGGTCATGTGACGGTCGACAGCTCTACGAGCTTCTGTTAATGCCATCTCAACTTCATTGAATCGAGAGTCTTCTATCATTCTTCGGGTAACAGCTGTAGCAATACCCCATTCTTTCACTGAGACACGCTCGGAGCGTAGCTTTGTGTGTTGGTATTGCGGCGTGTTGCCCTCGTCTATCATTTCCAGCTTCATGCTGGGTTGTGCGAAAGTAATATCAATATTACCGCCTGTATCTGTGCTCATTGGTTCTGCAAAGTATTGCATAACTGGAAGGTCTGTGACCTTGTAGTCCATAATTGCATCTTTGTAGTCAACCAATATACGCTCTCCGGTTCCACCGGTTGCGTTGTAAGCTCCAGAGTTCAAGCTAGTTAGAACACCGGGTGTTGCTGTTGGGTAATCAGGCATATCTTATTCTCCTTATAGTGTCTGACATTTCGTCAATCCTGCTGCACTGTTGTTTTCTAACGTTACAGCTTGGCACTTTGGTGCACCAGCAGCGTTTGTAGCTGTGGTTAATCTTCCCTCAGTTGAGCCCATCATTAATGCAACACCTGCTCCTAAATCGTCACAGTTGATGTTAAGGATAACTCCTTGACCAGTAATCACTGAACATACAGCAGAGGCTGCTGCGTCTGTCAATGCTACTCCAACATATGCGAAATCGAAACCGGAATCATCACTATCCGCTTTTTGGAGTGTACCATTTGTATCTATTGTACAGGCATCTCCAGCAGTGATTGCTTCAGCAGTTGTATACGGTAATATACGTGCTGGAGCCCCACCGTCATTTATCAAAATTTCTGTTGCCATATTTATTCACCTCTTTTATAGACATCAGGGTTAAGTCTAAACATTCCCCCTTTGTCCATCTTTATTCCAAACTTTCTTTCGGTTTCTTCTGGTGTAGCTTCTTCTGAAGATGCTTTACCTTTTCCGAATGAACGCTCGGTCTCTGCTTCTGGCATCGGCATAGCTGCCAATGCTTCGCTGAATCCAGTCAGCTTCATCTCATCCCAAGACGTGAGCTCCTCGATTCGAGAATCCTTTTTATCCTCTTCCACAGTTCCTAGAAGAATTTCTTTGGAGATAACAGCCTCGATAGTCTTGGCTTTTCTCTCCTCAGCTTCTTTTGCTGCTCTTTCTTCATCAGCTGCTTTGAATGCCTCAATTTCTTTTAAGGCTGCTTCATAAGCAGTATTGATTTCGACTTTTGCAGCTTCTGCCTCTTCTAGTTGTGTCCTGAGTGAAGCGAATTCTCTCTCGACGATATTCTCAGCTTCGGACTTTACTTCCTTTACTTCGTCGGCCATGTTATCAACCTCTATAGTTGTCCCATCTGCTTCACAACATTCATCCCCTTCTTTACACGAGTCACAGCAATCCTTATGCTCTTCATCTTCAGGCTCTGAATGTCCACATTCCTTTCCATCTTCTATAGTACATTCTTTACAGACAGGGTCCATCTTTTCATTATCTATGAAACTAATTTCAGTAGGAGTTACATTAGTAGCAAAGGTACTACCCATAACATCGATGTCGTTTGAAAGCCAGTCAATGCTAACATGGGTCATATCTCCTTCCTTGACCTTATCCATCACTTCTTGACCACGTCCATATTTATTAGATACCATTGCTAGCATCTTTATGGCGGTCTTTCCATTATCCATCTTGATTACCTCAGGGTTGGTAGCCATGCCAATTAGGTCCTCTTCGGTTCTCTGATGGTCAACATAAATAGGAAGCTCATTAAAAGCTTCCAAATGTTTTTCTAATACGTTCGGTTCAATATAAACTTTCTGTTGTTCTCCGTCTTCCTCATATTCATGAGGTCCGGATGTAATAGCGATAACGGGAAATGTAACAGAATCAACTCCCTCTTCGCTGGTAAGTGTAACTTCTTCTCCTCCTCCAAAAGAAAGAGCAAAAGAGCGACGCACTGGCTCTAGAGATTTATCAATATTACTTGTTCCAAATTCCCGCTCAACACCATTGTCCTCAGCCCAAAGGTTACACATACCTTCGGCCATCTCTGTGTGGTTATCAAAACCACGTTTCTTTAGCGTTGTACTTACAGTATTTATGCACTTGTCATAACTCATGCTCTATCTCCTGTTGCGTTTGCGGACGGCTTATTGCCTCTATTCTGGGCTCTAGCGGATTCTTCTTTCTTATCTTGGTTCTTTCCGCCAGAGATATTTGCATTCTTATCACTCTGTTCTTTTTCGATAGGAGATGCCTTTATGTCTTCAGAAGTTTCCATATCTAATTCTACAACTCCTTCAGGGTCAAGACCTCTCTCCTCTCTAACTTCACCGGGCGATAATACACCTTCAGACAGATAAATCATATCAGTCTTAGCTTTAGTGAATGCGTCTTCAACATTAATTTGCCTGAATTTGAATTTAGCTTCCCCACTTTCCAATTGTGGCATTAATTGTGAATTAAGTGCCCCTTCAACCATAGTTTGTAAATATCTTACGTATGGTTCAAAGATAGGTCTAGCTTCTTCAGGTCTATCCCACATAGTCATTGGAACTTTCAATGCCATGTGTATTTTCTTTAGAATATCATCAGTATACTTACCATATTCAAAGGCACGCTGTGTACCTTGTAATTCTTTAATAACTATATCGTTTCCATGTATAATGTCTTCTCCGGGCGCTAATGAATTGAATGCGTCAACAATTTCATTTATTTTATCTGGTCCGTAAGGCATATCTGGTAAACCACAAGAAATATCAAATCTTGAACTAGCGTATTTATTTAACGCAGCTCCTATATCTCTTTCAGCATAATCCTTTAAATCTATTAAATACATAATAGGGTGTATATCTGACAACCCATATGCATAATCTTCAAAAGCATTATTTTTAAGTTCTATTATCTCATCAGGTTCGAATCTTATATCTTCTTTTTCGTCACCTATCTTTTGATAGTAGTACATTACTTGACCGTGCTCATTCCTTTTAACATACATGTTTTGGCTTGAGCGTAAAACTAAATTGTCTCCAGTCCATTCTAAATATCCAGTTCCAAATATACGTGCATTCCGTAACCACCCATAAAGTATATTTTCCATATTTATATCTCTAAACAATTCTTCTACTTCGTCACGTAACTCATCTTTCTCAGTTACAATATCAAAACAGTCTTTAACTGCATAAAGACATGGAAGGTCTATTAAGGTTCTAACTATTGGGTCTGCTAGATAAACATTAAGATACATACGGTTACTACCAATATGTTCTTCATATTTGTCTGATGTTTGAAAACCGTAGTTAGAATTAGATAATTTTAATCTTTTAATAACTCCTTCTCCATAACTTCTTGGGTCATCCTTTTTGAAGGGCGGTGCGCTGCCAATACTGGCAAAACGACGCCTCACATTATCAATAAACGACATGGCTATTTATTTAATAATATAAAATAGTATATAAAGCTTTCCTTAGAAATTGCCATAACGATGCTTATTTAACCGAACTTGACGCTGTCGCGTGGTAAAAAGAGGTCGGCCTGACACTTTTCCCGACATGCTCCTATTTAGGCGATGAGGGGCTCCTTGTTTTAAATCTACTTGACCAAAACTACCTGCTCCGGGCAACATACTTAAAGTTGCGTGTAATCCCATTGCTGAGCTATCACAATAGTCATCATGCTTACCATCTGGAGCTGCTATTCTTTCTGTCTTATTAGTAGCGTCCATAGTATATTGTAAATCAAAATGCTCTCTAATCCATTTATTGATTAATCTAGATTCATGTGGTGCTAGATTGTCTGGTTTAGGAATAACCACTCTTTGTTGTTGTACGTAAGATTGATAATCTCTATACATTTGAGTTTTGGTTCCTTTGGGTCCTCCTGTAAAAACAAAACCTATAAAGTGTATCTGAGGACTAGAATTAATACAAGCTAGTCTGAGGTCTTGTTCGATAGCCCCACCAATACCCGTGCAGTCCACAATAAG